GAACCGTTCACCTTCTGCGTGCAAGGCAGACGCTCTACCGAATGAGCTAATTCCCCGAATCTATAAAGCGAAGTGGGAGGATTCAGTTGTACCTCCATGACCCAGTCAATTACTATCTGTAATCTCAGTCAACGACTCGTTCCTGGTTAAGAGGAGTACCACTCCCCGAGTCTACCTTATCCCCACTGACGAGGGGATTATTCAGTCACACTTCTTACGCCGACCGTCGCCAGCGATATTTGGTTGCAGAGGTTGGATTTGAACCAACGATTTCCGGCTTATGAGACCAGCGAGGACGACCAGACTCCTCTACTCCGCGATAAACTGGCTCCCCAAGATGGGATCGAACCACCGACAAGGTGATTAACAGTCACCTGCTCTACCGCTGAGCTATTGGGGAATATAACTGGTGCCCCCACGACGACTCGAACGCCGGACCTGATGATTACAAATCAACTGCTCTACCAACTGAGCTATAAGGGCAAAACTTATTAAATGAGCGCACTCGGTGTCAAACTGTCGCCAGTTCCGACTTGGGTAAACAGCGGACTCGGTACTGCCTCATGCGCTCATTTAATAAGTCTCCGAAAAGACTTATTATATTATTCTAACAATGTCAAAGAACCGAAACTTTATTTATACGCTCTACTATACTTTTTAGAGAAAGTCAAGTGTTTTTTAACATTTATTGTCACTATGCATCTGAATCCCTTCGATGCGAGGAGAGATCGTCTTGGCAGAGTACTGCACACCGTCGATCTCAAAGAAATGCCGACCACCGATCGCGCCAACTTTTTCCCAACGAAGGTTCAAAGTTTCACGCTCACGAAAGGGAGAAATCCCATGAGTCCACTTGCGACCAGTCCGAAGTTCGAACGCACCACCCGAAAGATTCGTAATCATTTCATTTCCTTTTCTCATCTTATATTCCACTATACCCTAGTTTTGATGAATTGTCAAGCCATAAAATTAATTATTTTCAGACAACCACTTCTTGATAGAACCAAACTTGAGATCGAGACGATACTCAAGAGATTCCCAACCATAGAAGCGCATTTCTTCATCATCAATGCCTTCTGCTTCACAGATAATGGCGACTGCTGCCGCATTATCCCAGCAGTTCTTTACCAAACCCATGATGCCTTCTACACGACAAACGAACTCAGCGAAGTTACGATCCTGACGAATCTTTTCTTCGTCGATCTGCACAGAGAGTTTCCCGACGAGACGCTCGTATTCAGCATCAAACTCTTCAATTGAAGAGAAGGTAACATCACGAGGGCGGAAACCATACACATCTTTGTGTAGGTCTGAAAAGATGTTACCATCCTTAGAGTTGGTAGCGGCATTAATATCACGAAGAGTCAACATAATCAATTCCCTTTCAAACTATAATACCACTATACCTCGAAAATGGGAAAATGTCAAGCCCCTAAATTTAAATTATTTGATAAATGTTACTTCAATAGGTTGTTTTTTCTTTGTTGGGAAAATGAAGTCTCTATCTTCATGGTGGACGCGACGATTTGTGTCAGCGTCAGAGAACCCAATCCCCATTAGGAGGAGTGGGGTGCCATCAATGCCCAAGACTTCTTGAACACCTTCTGGGTAAAAGCAAGAGCAGCATCCAGTAGCATAACCCATTAGCGAGGCAGATAGGTTAAGATATCCTGCAGCAACACCAACAGCAAGTTGACAATCACGTTCCATGATAATCATAGTTTGTTGATTTGGTGTACCGTCTTGCATAATTTGCCATGTTTGATCAGTACGTGGAATTCCTTTATCAGAAAGATTCTGCGTATAATCATGTTTCTCGAAAACAACTAGAAGATTAGCAAGGCATTGCGTATTCTTAGTTGTTTGATGTGGATTATAATTTATCGTGAATCCGTCAGTATTATCATAGATCGCTTGAATAGTTTCTCTATTGGTAATGAAATGTGCCTTATAGAAGGCTATGTTCTGTTTACTAGGGCATTGAGTCACACAATCAACCAGAACCTTCAAATCTTCAGCAGGAATTTCCTGAGAAAGATCCCAGTTACGCTGACAGTGCTGACTTTTAATTACAGTCTTTGTTATGTCATCATTGGTAATTTCTAGTTGCATTGTATAATTTCCTTTATGAGAGTTATTATATTTATAAACTATAAAATATCAAACTCCTACATATTTTGAAATTAATCTTGCGGTCGATATGGGTCATATTTCATACCCCACAACCAACCTCCTGGTAATATGAAAGTTAGAGGGTCAACAAGATGGCATTTACCATTCGGTTCAACACACCACTTGCGACGTCTCATACTTGCCTTGATTGCCATGAGTCGACGAGTTTCCCAAGTATGCCTTCTAGCATACATCGGATTACCATCCCTTCGACGTGTTCCTCGCATGGTTCGACTTATCGATGCTTTATGTTCTGGAGTCAACCCACCCCAGCAGGGATTCTTTTCGCCAGTCAACGCTTCCGAAATCTTTTTGCGAGTCTCAGGACTATGTCCTGCAGATTTCTTTCTGGTAACTTTATCAACAATCGTCAAACCTTTTCCGAGAACTTCTGCTTTATCTCGGAGTATTTCTATCTTACCGTTTTGTAGTAAGAGTTCTCTTGGTTTGGGAACCTTGTTTGGATCATTGACAATCCACAGTTCTTTCTTATGTCGAAATAGAAAGAACCTCATTTACCGTTCCTTTGTCCAGTAGTGTCAGATTGTGCTCTCGATCAATATATTTGTATTCTACATGATGCGGTTCAAATTCTGCTAGAGCAGCAAAAACATCAGCAGTATTAAGAGCGCTGCAGGTATACACATCCAGTTGCATGAGAGCAGGAGAAACCTCATCCCAAACATGCATAGCAATATGCGATGTTTCGATAATGGTAACTGCAGTCAATCCACGATTACCAGTCATGTCACTGTAAACAGCATATGGACCCATTAGTATCTTCATACCAATTTTATCAACTAGAGTCTTCATCCAATCCTGGATTGCCTCTGCACATTGTGGCGGATTGTTCAGTTCTGCTCGCACAATGAGATGCTTGTGCTCTAGGATTTGCCCCATTTCTGTTCCTTGACTTCTGCTGGAAAGAATTTATTTATAATGTCGCTAAAGATTTTTTTGGCGACTTCTTCTTCTTAACCTCTGGTGCTTTCCAACCTGTCAGGAAACTTTCAAGAACTTCTGCAAGACGAGGGTATGCTTCGAGTAAAGTTTGGTCTTTGATATGATCAAGCAGTTTCGCTTCTTTAATCTGCAACCCCTGACATGTTTGCATCCAGATTTCCTCGCGACGGAACTGCGGTACTTTACTGGCGCTGCCTTCTGGTAAGAGAGTCAAAATTCGACGGAACTCTTGGGTGATGGTTGTATCTGCCATGTTAGCAGGTAGTCCCTCATCCTTATATGGAGTTGGACCGTCGGGAAGATTAATTGGACCTTGCTCATATCCAACACCCCATGCAACAAATCGCATGAGAACAGAATTGCCGAGTGAGATTGCCCGCACACGCTCGCGCAACTCGTCAGTTGTGTCTGCCTCACATGCCCAATCAAGTGCTTCATCTATTTGCTTAAATTTCTTTGGTGGTAATCTTTGTGCCATTTCAAGTCTTTCTTTTAAAATTCATCAACGAGTTCAATCATCTGCTTCATACGATTGGCGATAAAATAGTTCAACAGACCTGAGCGATCTCCGCCAAGTTGTTTCTCATAACTATCTATAATCGCTACTTTGATGTCCTCAGGAATGCGCGACAGATCAACCAGTTCACGGTTGCGCTGAAAGTTGCGCCACATTTCATCATTGGTGATGAAGTCTTCAGGTTTCTGGTACTTCCACAATGCAAGTGCTTCTTTGCGAATAGGACGCTGACGTTGACCATTGATAAATGTATCATCATCAGACATGATATTGGGAACACCGTCACCCTTATCGCCCATGATAATATGTTCCATGAGAACTGCTTGAGGAGATTCCTTCAACTTACAGAACTTCTTTTGAACAGGAGCATACTGTTTAACATTGTCCCACTTCTGCAGTTGCTGGAAGTCATGGTCACCAGACAAAACAAGGAATGGTTCGGCGCTAGGCATGAGACCATCAGTGTTTATGGTCTGACTATACTCGGCGAGAACTGCGATGACATCATCT